CATACAAATGGATACCACGCTGCGGCTTGGGTGCGTGCCGAGCACTGACGGAGTGATTGCGCTGGAGTGCTATCGGTTGCCCGTGTCGTTGGATGACGATTCGTGGCAGCCAGAAATCAGCGCGATCCACCATCGACACCTGGCGCAGTGGGCATTGCATCGCTGCTACAGCAGACCGGATGCGGAAATCTTTAACCCCAAGAAAGCAGAAGCTGCACTGGCCGAATTCACGCGGGTATTCGGACTGCGGCCAGAAGCCGGAATGCGGCGTGATTCGCAGGCAAACCGCCCAATTTTCAATAAAGCCATTTGGTAAGGCAGGGTAGAGATGGCATCATTCAAAGTACCGCTGAAGATCGACCAGGGTTCTGATTTCTCAAAACTCAGCACATGGAAAACAGGCACCCCTGCTGTACCCGTTGATCTCACCGGCTGCACAGCAGAGGCGCATGTGCGCCCGTCTATCTCATCGGATACAAAGCTGTTGGTCCTCACGACAGCGAACGGTGGGATTGTCCTCGGAGGATTAGATGGCACCATCGAGATTGTCATAACCGCAGCGCAAACAGAAGGCTCGAAGTGGCGCAGTGGGGTGTATGACTTGGAAATAACGTTCCCATCCGGGCGCAAACGTCGGCTAATGTCTGGGTCCGTGTCTCTATCGCCAGAGGGAACGCGAGATGACGCATGAAACCATCACCGTAGAGAGAACTGAGCTACTTGTCGTTGAGAAAACAACAAGCGAGGTTCTGGACGTTGACGGCGGCACCAATGAGGTGCTGGAGGTAGAGAGCGCACCAGAGTTGCTGGAGGTTCTGGTTCAATCAAGTGAGCTGCTTACAGTCGCAGCTGATCCAGAGCTGCTAACGGTGGAAACGATCTCCTACGAGGTTCTGCAACTTGATGAGGTGCATGAGCTACTGGAGATCGCCGAGCAGGGACCCCCTGGTCCCCCCGGCCCTACAGCTGCAAGCTACCCCGGCAAGACCCTTATGTACTCCCTGGGAGTCCTCACTGAGGTTCGACTCTATAGTGACGCAGCCAAGACGCAGCTTGCCGAGCGCCGGGTGTTGACCTACACCGGCGACGTGCTCACGAGCATCGCCATCTACGACGGCAACGGCACCCTGACAAAAACACGCACGCTGTCCTACACCGGCGGTGTGCTAACGAGCGTGACTGAAGCATGACCATCTACCAAGTTACTCGCAAATACGATGGCGTTGACGTGTACCGCTATGCAGCCGACGCTCCTATCGAGTGGGACGGAATGGGTTTTGATACCCACATGCACACGCCAATCGTGCAAAACACTCCGCATGGCCCGCGCAGGCTGACGAAGTTGGGATTTATTGGGCGCATAGGCAGCGAGTTCGAAGGCATCCTTGCAGAAGCAAAAACGAATGTACAGGTCGAGATGTTCGTTCGGATGCTCGACTGGGCAACACCTGACCCAGACGGTACGAGCGTTGATCTTGACGATCCTCGCGTCGTTGATGCTTTGACAACGCTGGAGGCCGCTGGCTTTATCGGCGCTGGTCGTTCGCAGGAGATTCGCTATGGCAACTAAGTACGTAGATCATGGATGCTATGGAGACTTCGTCGGTACGGGATCCATCTCTGGCACCACCCTCACAATCTCCGCTGTCACCTCCGGTCAGCTAGGCATCGGGTCTGAGCTTTCTGGCACAGGCATTGCAGCTGGTACGGTTGTCACAGCGCTTGGATCGGGCCTTGGTGGCACTGGGACATACATCGTAGCATCACAGACTGTATCGAGCACGATGATCACCGGAAAATACGGCCAGCCTCTGGCCGTCCCGTACACCTGGGGCGTACCTCAGGACGGGGACGGAACTGCCAGCACTCCGGCCACAGCGTCCGCTACTGTCAGCGTCGATATGTCTGGGTGGACGTTCACATCGGGGTCGTCAACGTTTTCTGTCATGGGGTGCACAGCGCTCACCGTCGGCGCCGGAGCAACTTCAGGCAGCAACGCACAGTACAGCGCGACATACTCCACAATGCTGGCGAACATCGCAGCAGCCATCAACTTTTGCTCAAATGTCACAGCGAATATCCCAGCTGGGTGGACGGCTGGGAAGGTCTACAACACAGTCTACGCACGCGCCAACGGCAACAATCTGGAGCTGATGACCCGCGCCGGATCAGCGTCGTGGAATACGCTTGTCGCGTTGTCATTCACGAACGTTACTGGGTCGTCCTCGCAGACTTGGGCCAACGGATCAGGCGGAGCATGGGGTTGGTTGTTCAACCATCGTTCGACTATCTGGCCCGGTTCTGTAGCATCAGGTGGTTACGGCGTGTGGGCAGCGACAGTGCCTACGGCTGGTGTCATGGCTGCTGGCGACGTAGTGAAGGTGCGCTCAGGCAAGACGATCAGCCTGGCGCCGAACACCAACGTCACATGGACTATGGCCGCAATGGGGTCGGCTGGATCGCCTGTGCGCTTCGATATTGACGACAGTTCTGTTTGGTCTGACGGATCAGACCCAGTGCTAAAAATCACCGAAGCGCACACATCGAACACGCTTAAAACGTGGTCGCATAGTCAAACGACCTATGCGCACATCGCAGCGAAGCAGTATTCCAGCGGGCAGCGCAATCTGGTGCTTGAAGCGACTGGGAACGGACCGACCATCCCTGTCACTGCCGTTCAATACGGTGGACCGATGCTGTTCGAGAACCTAGACCTCTACTGCCCCGGCACACCAACGGCCTCGCCAGGGCCGCAGGCGTCCTGTATGGCGCAGTTTTTCGGGAATGTCCCAGGTACTGTTGGCATAGCGACCATATTCAAGAACTGCCGAATCTTGCAGCCAGGACAAGCTCCGACCTCCGGTCAGTATGGTTTGATCTATCATTCGAATAACTCGGCTGTCAGGGCAGAGTTCTTAAACTGTCAGTTCGTTCTGACTGCGCCGACTACTGCATGGACCCATACCATAGGGCCGACAAACGGAGGCTCCGCTGTTCGCTTACTTCTTGACTCTTGCGTGTTCTCTGGATTTGTTTCTGGCAGCAGGCTCATCAGCAGCTCTCCCGGCGCATACGCTCTCGGTCAGGCGCTGCTAGCGCGTAACTGCTCATTCGGTGGGATAACAATATTTGGTCCCACGTTCATGGCCCTAGGGTCTGGTGATACTGATGTTGGTCTAACCGGCCTCTATGTCAGTTCTCAGTACGGTAATCGTGAGTTTGCGATTGACCGTATGGGCAAAATGTACGCAGAGTGGAATGCCAGCAAGGGGCGTCCGACGCTAAACGCTAAATTGCACGATGGAGTCACTCCGTGGAGCATCTACGCCACGACGACAGCCACGGCTGCAAATATCGGCAGGCACACCCCTGTAGAGTTACCCCGCATCGGAAAAGCAATTCCAGCAAGCTATCTGTTGGCAGAAGCAGCACGCACATTCAGGTTGAATTTCCTGCTGGAGTCGAACCTGTCATGGACGAAACAGGACATATCTCTGTTGATCGACTACATCGGCACCGACGATGTTCCACGCACGCTCGATACCTACGATGCAGCAGCAGGCGCACTGTCAACGGATGCAACATCAGAGTGGTCGGCAACGAGTTGGAACGGACAAACTTGGAATCCCAAGTATTTCAGCGTCACGACGCCAGTATCCGTCAAAGCAGGCACAGAAGTCGGCATCTACGTTCGCATCCACACGACATGCAGCGCTGACACACGCGGCGTGATTATCGACCCGGAGATCGTCATCACATGAGTAATGCGATGTACTTCGACTCTATAGTCGCCCTCGGTGGAACGCTTGAGTATCTGTCCACCCGCAGGCCGTTCAACGTCAACGGGCTTGTCTCTCTGTCGCGGCAGGGCGTCGATTCAGACCCTGTCGGAACTACCACTGTGACGTTCAGCGGAATTAATGTAGGGTCCGAAATCCGGGTGTACTTGCCCAACGGCACCGAGGCCGCAGGCGTGGAGTCGTGCGATGCGGACCACGCACTCAGCTGGTCCGTGTACGTGCCAGGTAGTGCACGCAACACAGTGACGGTCCGCATCGTCAACACCGAGTACAAGATCAAAGAATTTAGTTACACAGCCGCCGAGGGTGCACAGACATTGCCTGTGCAGCAGGAGCTGGACAAATGGTATGTGAACCCATAGGAGTGAGGCATGGCGAAAATTTCCGACCCAGATGACCTGACGTATAGCGTCAACAGCGCAACAAACATGCTGCGCATTGATACCACCGCAAAGACCATTCAGCTCGTCGCTGGTGGCGCCCTGGTGGCGGCAGACGGTGTGACAGGTCAGTGCCTGTTCTCCAAACTCAAGGAGATCATCAAGGCCAGCAGCACCCTGATCTCCGTGCCCCTGCCAATCCGAGAGATGATCCACGACGAGTCCATGGAACTCGTCAACGGCTGGACGTTCGCAGACACCACGACCCTGAAGATGATACGGGACTGCGGCGTGGCCTACGTCAACACCTCGGGAGTGATCACGGCCATGTACGCCTGCATTGTGACCCTCGGGCAAGTCCTTTCAGGTGCCCCGTACTTCGTGCAGTCCTCCAGTGCCACAGCCAGCGCTGGCAGTTTCACGCACGTCAATCTGGCAACCACGTTCGGCGTTAACGAGCTGGTCCAGATCTACTCGGACACCAACGGCGATGGCACCCCGGACTACGACTACCGCAGCTACTTCAAGGTGTTCCTGCGTGAGCAGGGAAAAACCTACGATGAGAGCAGCAACACGGACATCGGCTACTCCACCCTGACCTATAAGAAGTACAACTTTCCGATCACCCACAGCGTCGATGCCGGGGTGACGGCGGACGACACGACGGTGGACGCCTACACAGGGCTGACGATCCAGTGGTATGCCGCCGCGCAGTCTGCATCTCTCGGTACGCACGGGCCATACAACTACCACGTGTTGATCAATGGCAACGGGAAGACCCACAGCGAGATTTACTCGTGGGTGCAGCGGCAGTTGCGCAAGACCAGCGACATTGACGCCGACGGGACCGCCTCTAAGAACGGCAACGTTACCGCCGCCTTGGTCCGCATGGATGGCTCTACGCTCAAGACGATCTGCCAGGCGGCGGGTGGTGTCCATATTGCCAACCCCTCAGCGACGAGCCTGAACAACATCGCCGAGCAGGACGACACCCAGGCGTATCGGACGTACCCGCTGTCCGTAAGCGTGGAGGTGGAGTTCGACAGCTACCTGACAGGGGATGCCGACTCGTACTTCTGGGTGTTCGCCACTGCCGACTACGGCACACCAGGGGCCACACCGCTACTCGACAGTTCCAGCAATCAGATGAAGGGTGCGGCAACAGCGAACACATCTTTCGCGTACACCTACTCCACCGATACCCCGCTTACTGGTGTGGCCATGGGTAAGGCAGGCGCGAAGATAGCGACGGTGAATACGACCTTGACGGACACGGGGGCCAAGCTCGTGTTCACCCCCGGCCTGGAACGGTGGTACCGGACCTGATCGGATGCACCCGTAAAGGCAGCCCGTGTCATACACATTCAACGGAACCACCAAGCGAATCACCCTGCCTTCTGGCATGGTGACGCTCGACTTGATCGACCTCCACTCACGCTGGAAAGACTGGCTGGCCGGGAACGCTGAGTGCTTGCTCGCGTTCGCCACAGTCGGTGGGGAGATCACGGAGATTCCGTTGTACTTGTTCTTACAGAACGGGTGGCTCATAGTCCCGCAGAGCGCCAACCACACGCTGACGGTGACGAATGGGATCCTGGTGGGGCAAGGTGGCGCAGACCCGTTCACTGATCCTGCTGGGGCGTACAAGATACGGATCAACCGGCAGACGCCCGGCATCGCCATTGGATATTCCACAAACGGCGGCAGTGGCCCAACAGCCGCCGAGATTGCAGCCGCTGTGCGCTCAGAGCTATCGACCGAGATGTCCCGCATGGACGCCGCCGTTTCGACCCGGGCAACCATCGCGGACGTGTTCGCCGCATTTTGATGTGAAAAAGAAATACAAATGGAGATAAAGGCGTTCAACGGTATCAACAACACCACGGACCCGGTACGGCTCGGTCTGGGCTGGCTGGCCACAGCTGATAACGTCAACATCACAGACACCGGCGCCATCGTCAAGCGCGAAGGATATTCCCGTGTCAAGACAGGTAGTTTCACAGGCGCATTTTCCACGTCCGACCATCAACGGCTGTATCTGGTGGATGGTGGATGCATCACGACGTTTGACGGGGCTGTTCTGGTCAACGGCATTTCCAGCACAGCGCCGATGTACTGGACGGAACTGAACGAGCAGGTGTTTTACAGCAACGGCACGGACGCTGGCATCATTCTGCCCGATAACAGCGTTCTGGAGTGGCGCTGGAGTGTGCCAGTGCCTCCGGCAGTCTACGGCGCTTCTGGGAGCCTGCCAGCGGGCTTGTACAGGGTGATTTGCACGCATACTCTGGGTGATGGCCGCGAAACTGGGCCGAGCGATCCGGTTGAGGTCAATCTTCCCGAAAACCAGGCGCTACAAATCAATGGGGCGGGAAACATCTACATCGCACCGGCAAACAGCACTGTGTTTCAGTATGCAGGGCAAGCCCCGTTGTTGTGGAATCAGTCTCCTGACGCACTGGGGAGCGACCTCTCGCTTGACGGATTTGACCCGCTACCGCCGGATGTAAGCGTTATCCAGGCGTGGCGCGGGCGCATCTATGCCGCCATGTACATGCCCGCAGAAAACCAGTCCGTTGTGTGGTTCTCGGAGCCGTTCGGGCCGCACCTATTCAACCTGAGCAGCAGTTTTTTCTTGGTGCCGGGGCAGGTTCACATGCTGGCACCACACAAGGATGCGCTGATTGTGGGCACCAATGCCCGCATCTACGCCTACAACATCGAAAGTCTGACCGAGTTGGCTCCCTATGGCGTAGTGCCGGGGCATCACTGGGGCGCAGACGATAACCGAACCGTTTTTTGGACAACTCGCGGCGCGTGCTCAGCGTTGCCCTTCTCTAATCTGACAGAAAAGACTGTCAGTGTCGCCCCCGGATTTCATGCCGCTGGGGCGGTTCTGCGCACTGGCGGGCAGAAACGCTACGTCGTTGCGCTTCACCGTGGCGGTAGCGCCTTTAACGATTTTTAAGGGATTTTTGGTATGACAATCAAACTTTCAACCGGCCTTCGTCATGCGATGGAAGGCGCACTGGGTCTTGCTGGAGCATTTCGTAACGGGTCTATCGAGATTCGCACTGGGTCTCAGCCGTCTACTGCAGACTCCGCCGTGACAGGTACTTTGCTTGGCGTAGTGACCAGAGCGTCCCTACCACTTACGAAGGAGGTGCGCGCTTCGCAGACCATCACCATAGCCGGGTCTGCCGGTTCGGTCAATGCCGTGACCATCGGCGGACTGAACATCATCCCTGGGGGCGCAGTTCCATTCCGTACTGATGCGGAAACCACCGCTTCAGACCTGAGCAAAGCCATAAACTCCAACGGACTGTTCACTGCTACTGTCTCAGGAGCCGTTGTGACCGTCTCACCCCGACCCGGCGCCGGTGCGACTTACAACGGCGTGTCGTTCGCCACGACAGCTACGACACTGACAGCAACGGTTGGGGCCGCAACCCTGTCTGGCGGCACGTCGGCGGTAAACGGCATTGTGTTCGACGAGCCAGCAGCCGGGGTGATTGCGAAGCCTGCAACGGATGTATGGAGCTTCAACGGCATCGCAGATGGAACAGCCGGGTGGTTCCGGTTTGTCGGCAGTGTGGCTGATGCAGGTTCTGCGATTGTGACAGCCCCGTATCTGATCCGTATGGATGGGTCTGTGGCAACATCCGGTGGGGACATGAACCTGAGTAACCTTGCCGTCGTCGTTGGTAGCCCGAACACCATCGACTCTTTTTCGTTCAACCAGAAAGCGCAGTAGGTTCGTGAGTTCCATCGAGCGGATCACCCAGTGCGATAACCCGACACTTCTCCCATTGGCGCGAAGCAGCATAGACGCACTGCGCCGGGGAGGGATGATGTACGGGTCGCAGACATTCATTGTGGGCGGCTCGACGGTGAATCTGCAATTGAAAGGGGATATGAATTATGTTCGTATCTCCGGCGCAGGGGAAATGAAGATGGAAAGCGGGGTCGTGTACCTGTGCCCGTCCCTGTTACCCCTCGAAGGCTCGGGGGTCTACCTGCCCGGAACCCTGCACGACGTTGCGAGAGCTACGGTGTACAACGCAACGTTCACCGATACAGTAACGAGGAAAGGCTCAACATGGAAGATCAACCCCGACCATGGCGACGCTGGGCAGTACTCAGGTGAGATTTATTTTTCCGGGTTCATAAAGGGGCGCATCCCATCGGACAATTACTCAGTGTCTAATGCGTTTGCTCCGGGGCATGTATACGACTCGAATACCTCTGGGTGGGTACAGAAGGAGGCAGATCAGCAGCTTCTCGATAAGAAGACTATCGCGGAATACTGCCCAGCGTCCTTGTTCACGGGCAGGTGCAGGCTGTATGTACAGGCGCTGTACGGGCAGTACCTTTACCCTAACGGTGTACGCAAATCAGCTGCTCCGAACGTAATACTGAATGACATCTCCGCTCCCCCCTCCTTCTCGGTCATACCCCCTACTGGCGGGGGGCTGGTCGGTGTTCTGACATCCACTGGGGTGTACTTTGATTCTGTATCCGGTGAACACTGGCTTCTGAACATTTCTGGCGACAACAGAACGTTGTCTGCGTATCCCCTCAGGTCCAGTGTTGTCGGGGAGCAATGGCGGTATTTACTGAGGGCAAAATCCAATCTATCCGACGAAGATAGGTATCACCTCGAAGCATATATCCTGGGCAGCAGCGCTCCCGTGGTGTCGGAGGTGCAGAAGGTTGAAATCTCGGGGGACGTGCCTTCGACTTCCTGGAGCCTGGGGTACAGCTGGCATTGGAACTACTCCGGTACATGCGCTGATCTGGTGGAGAACACGACTTACGCGCAGGACAATGAGGAACTACCAGATTCTGGCGGTTCTTCCGGGGTTGGAAAGTATCGTGGGATGGAATCAACCCACTTCAGGCTCAGCGCCACGCTTTTGACGGAGGAGACGACTGAGGGTACTAGGAAAGTCTGGTCTGCTATCAGCCGCATCATCAGCGGACCTGTCAGGTGGTCAACCCCAGCGGGCGTGGTGGTCCTTACACAGATTATGTGGCTTGGTGGGGGTCTGTCCAAGGTCATCCCTCGGTGGACCATACCCCGCGATAGTAACGCGACGTTTTATGCGTTCTACGTGGGGGATACCCTGAAGCTATGTACCGTATCTAACCTGGTAGTACCCCCAACGACACAAAAGATAGAGTACAGCGACGAAACATATTACGCATACGGTTCCGGGAATGCAGTAACTATCGGAATGCGTAACGGATGGCTGAAGACATACGGGCCTGTAGCTACGACTTATAAAGGATCGATGTCTTGTGGGGGCGAATCCGCATCGTTCCACGGGTTTGGAGCGCACTACATCGAGAGCGCGGTCGACAACAAACAGGCGACCGGGTTCGATCACTCCGACATACCTTTCGGTCAAGGAAGCAGTGTCACGAATGATTGGTCGGCTACTGTCGGATACCCACCATACGAGACAGTATTTTTTCCTTACCCTCCCCCACCCAATTCGAGTTACGGGGCGGAAGTGGTTGACCTGCCTGGGACCCTGACCTTCGACCATACGAGTTCTCTCGTCAATGAATCTCAAGGGTCTTACTGTATTTTTGTGCCCGCACGGAATGATGCAGAAGCTGTGTACCTATTAGCGCGTACCCACAATATCAAATACAAGACAGGTAGGGTCGTCACACATTATCAAGCAAATACCGGGACTGGAATTACTGCGTCTCAGTACAGGTCAACCGTCAGTTGGTCAGGGCCACTGGTGCGTTACGACTATTGCAGTATCGGAGCATCAACGTATCTATCACAAGCCCCTCGGGAAGATACGACGGAAGAAACCGTAGTGTTTGAGAGCTACAAGCTGATCTGCAACGCCGGGACGTTCGGAGTGAAGACTTCTCCAGATCACCCGGTCCTTCCCGATCTACTGACATTTGAGGGGATAAGCTATGCTGACTTCGAGACACGGACTAGCGTCGGCGGAGCGGTTCTGGGAGACCCGAGCAAAATCAGTCCGTTCGGGGTCGATATAGCCACCGGCCCGAGAATGACTTCTTTCGTCGGCTGGGCTTAGGGGGTAATACCGATGGCAGCACACATATATTGGCGATTGGTTCCGACGGAAGTATCGCCTACTGCTCCTGGCAATGCGTCACTTTCTGCGATGGAGTTGCGCGCAGCGGCTGGGGGCTCAAATTTATCTGTTACGGGGGCAGGAACTGCATCGGCATCAACGTCGAGCTATCCAGCCAGTAATGCATTCGACGGGAACTCGGGGACCTATTGGGCTGCGTCCACAGCGCCTATTTGGCTGCAGTGGGCGTTCAATACAGCGCAAGACATCCAGCATCTGACGCTCGTCAACTGGGGCACGAACACCAACGTCTATATCATTTCCGGGTATCTTGCCTACTCAGACAATGGTACAGATTTCACACCGTTCATCTACTTCTCGGGGCGACCAAGCACTGTACTCGGTGCCACTACACACTCGGCCCCGGCGATAGTACAGGCCGCTATAGAAGCGTCAACCGGAACTGTCGCCGCATTTGGTGGGGCGAACATTTCCATATCCGTCGCGTCAGCTGAGGTCGTGGCGTTCAGCGGCGCACAGGCCATAAACCTCACCACACAGCCACCTACTCTGGACGCTACTGGTCACGATTCCAGCGGTGAAAATGCTGCAGAAATCGTAGCTACGTCCCTAAGCGTAGAGGCCACAGGGGGTGCAAATGCCAGCCTGAACGCCCCCGGATTCACCCTCTTGTCGTCTGGCATCGGAGTGCGTATCTGGCGTGCAGACCTCAGTAGCCCGGACGCGGCGGTCACGGCCTCCGGCTCGGTGTCGCAACTCGCAAGCGCCAGTATCAGCTCCACGGCATTTAGTCTGATCGGGTATGGCGGCGCGGTATGCTCGGTGTCGATTGGTGGGAGCACAGTGATAGCCACCGGCACGTGCGGTGCCATCGGGGGAGTTAGCGCTGTATCCCCGCTGTTCGAGGTGGTTGCAGTCGGGTCTCAAGGCAACCACGGTGAAGCGATCCTGCTCTCTCCTGATTTTGCCCTCGGCACCGCTGCGCGGACTCTGATCCTGGCGCCTGGTTTCGAACTGACCGCCGTCGGTACAGCGGTCGTTGCAGTCACTTACGAAGCCTACGCGCTAAACCTCAAGCATAGCGAGTCCAACACCACCGACGAAGTGACCCGGTACACGAACTTCCCGTTCGACCGGATCGTGCGCCACAGGAACAGCTACTACGGTATGAACTCCACAGGGCTGTACCTGCTGGAAGGTACGACGGACGATGGCGCCCCGACCCAGTGGGAAGTGGAGACGCACATCACAGACTTCGAGAGTCCGAAGCTCAAGACGGTGCAGGGCGCCTACTTCGGCGGCAGGCTGGGGCCAGCGGCCACAGTCACGCTCTCTGTGGGCGAGAAGACCGACAACAACTACAGCTACACAACACCGCGCGGCCAGACCGCCCAGAACTACCGGCAGGTGTTCGGGAAGGGGGCAAAGGCCCGGTACTTTTCCCTGGGCGTATCGGGAGAGGATGATTTCGAGGTGGACTCGATTGAATTTGCTTTAACAGAATTGACCAGGAGAATTTGATGGCCAGTGCAGATGCAATACTCCAGGAGGCGAAGGCTTACTCGCAAGAACTGCTCTCCAGCGCAAAGAATGAGGTGGCAAACACTCTGGGTAAGCTCGATACTCTGAAACTTGACTTTGGATATTTGCCGCAACCATACGCTTCATTACCAAACACACCTGCTTTTAATGACATAGGAAATTTCCCTGTAAATTACATTCCCCCCAAGGAGCCTGATGGGATGGTGCCAACGTTCGTGGATTTACCGAACATAGACACCAGCGGCGCTCCAGGCAGGGCCATTGATGCCCCGACAATAGAAAAGATCGGGAAGCCTTCCCAAATGGCTGAGTTCACCAAGAAGGCACCGCAGATCGAGATAGATGCGCTGATACCTGATGCGCCAGATTACATCAAACCGGACCATCCGGTGCTAGGGAGCTATGTCGTACCTTCTCCGGTACAGTTGACCTTACCAGAGTTTACAGAAACATCCATCTCCAGCCCACCACAGATAGATGAGGACGCAAACACGATCATCGGGCGTGCGTACCGCGAGGTTTCTCCGTCGTTTGTTGCTGCACTCGATGGGTACCTAGACACGATCCTGCTTAAGTACAACCCCCGATACCACACCCAGATGCAGGCCATAGAAGACCAGCTCGCGCGGTACATGCAGGGTGGCACCGGGCTGGACCCGACGGTGGAGGACGCGATCTACGCCCGCGCGAGGGATAAGAACAACGCCGAAGCACGCCGCGCCCTTGGGTCTGCCTATGCGGATGCCGCCAGCCGTGGGTTCACGCTTCCTACCGGCGGAATGCTGAGCGCTATCAAGGCCACCCGCCAAGCCGCAGCAGACAACAACGCACGGGCCGCGACCGAGATAGCCATCGCCCAGGCGGAGATGGAGCAGAAGAACCTGCAGTTTGCAATAACTACGTCAACAGGGCTTCGTACTGCGGTTATGTCGTCTCTTATCCAGCATGCACAGGTGCTGGCCACGCTCAACGGTCAGGCTCTGGAGTATGCAAAAGCTGTTCTGAGCGGGGTTATCGAGGCGTATAACCTGAGCGTCAAGAAAGCTGAGATTGAACTGGAGGTAATGAAGTCGCATGTCATTGTGTACGAGACTCGCATGAAGGGCGCATCACTCAGACTTGACATATACCGTAGCGAGATAGCCGCATTGGAGGCCATGGTAAATGTGGATCGTGCCAAGGTTGATATGTTCAGAAGCCAGGTAGATGCCGCATCTGCGGAGATGGCAATGTATAAGACTCATGTAGATGCTGTAGTCGGAGTGGCTACCCTGAAAAAACTCCAAATGGAGTTGTTCAGCACTGAGGTGCAGGCGTATGGCGCCCAGGTGCAGGCAAAGGAGTTGGAATGGCGCGGGTACTCTTCGGCGCTACAAGGCGAAGAGACAAAGATCAGGCTGTATCAGGCACAGCTCGAAGCATTGAAGATCGAGCATGGCATCTACCAGTCGAAAATCGAAACACAAACGAGCCTGGTTAAAGTGCAGGTCGAGCGCAACAATGCAAAGGCGATAGAGGCGAAGGCGATTGCGGACGTTTACCAAGCACGAGTACAAGTTGCACAGGCCGGACTGAATGCCGATTTGGGCAAAGCAAAGATGCATCTTGACGAGATTCAGACCAACATCAAAGCCAAGTTTGACTATGCCTCCTTGCAGTTGCAAACCGCTACAGCGAGGTTTCAGCAAGCATCCGAGAACGCCAGACTGGCGGAAACACGCGCCGGAGAAATACTCCGTGCGAAGGTTGCCTACATGGGCACGATAGCTCAGGTGAGCACCATCACCAGTAATGCTTATTCCGGTATGGCGCAAGCGTCCTTGAGCGGAATCAACGTGCTGGCGGCACAGACAGAAACAATTTAAGGGGGAGTTATGAAGAAAAACTGCAAACCGGGCAATTTTGGGCTGCGCATGGCTATGGGTGGTGGCATGGCTCCTCCGAGGCAGGATCGTACATACGATACGAATGACCCAGTACAAACCGCTTACAACAATCATGCTGCGGCGATGGCTAGGGTTCCGACTACGCCATGGATGAGCACAACGGGGCCGTCGAACATGGGTGGACTTTCCCGCCCTGCTGTGGAACCGAGTCAAAACACATACTCGACCCACGTCAACCGCCCAGCCGCAGGCGGGTTCTCCCGCCCTGCTGTGGAGCCAGGTGGCTACACGAACCCCGATCTTCGCGGCGATACACGCCCACCAAGCGAACGTGGGCCTATGCAGCCAGCACCAAGCGGAGGCGACTTCCGCCCAGGCGAGAACCCACGAAGCCCAGGAGTGGCACCTCCTAACCTCAATGCACCAACTCCTGCGCCACAGCAGGTATCGAACGCAGTCGAGCGCCAGGCCGGTGAAGGACAAAGTGCGCTGGAGCAGCGGTTGAATAGTCGGATGGCAGCCGGTACATTGACCGTGCGCGGTGCGGACATGCTCAAGGGCATGGAAGAGGCCCGACGCAACGATCTGACCAACAGGTACGGCTTTGACACTCAGTCTGCGACTGCACGGATGAATGACGCGACGAACAGGTACAACATTGACTCTCGCGCCAATGAGTCGTACAACAATAACCTGACGCAGAGGTATGGATACGACATCGGATCGGCTGACAACCGCTACAACACGGATGCCCAAATACAAAATAACATTCGAGACAACGATACGCGACTGACTGGGTTCTACATTCAATCGGGTGACAACCGTTACAACACGGATGCCCAGACACTATCCAACATCCGAAACAACCAGACACAGCTACAGGGGTATCAGACGCAAGCGGACTCCAACCGTTACAACACCGACGCGCATACCAACATCGCCATGATGAACGACATGACGCAGCGGTATGGGATGGACAACCAGGTGAATATGAACGCCGACAACAACTGGACCAGCCGGTATAACTCCGATGTAAACGCCATGTCGCGTGGCGGTTTCGGTCTGCGACTTCGTGATGGTGGCCAAATTCATGCCGTTAATGGTTTCCAGCATGGTGGATTCGCTGAACGTTCTGCAGATATACCGTGGTTGTCCCCTGTAACCAGAATGAGTTACCAGGCACAGATGGCAAATGCGGACGCAGACCTCGCACTGAAGAATGAGCAGCTCCGGCAAGCGCAGTCCAACTACATGTCGCCAGAGATGCGTCAGGCGCATGCTGATGCAGCGGAACGCATTAGGCAAGGTGTTCAACAACATCAGGACGCACAGACCTACCGGCAACAGCAGATAGAGGACGAGAACCGTCGCATTGCATCAGAAGATAGAGCCACCAGACAAGGACGGGAACGGGCTGCGTACAACCAATCCATTGGCGGTTTTGGCAGTAGGTCTGTTGCAGGTCCGATTCAGACTTCGATTCCTACTGGTGGCGGGGCAGACAGTGCTGGCCTTCGTGGAGGATACGCCAGGGCTGCTGACTACGGTGTAGCCCCAGGCTACTCACAAGCTGATGTCCGAGCACAACAACTGCAGGACTACAACATGCAGATGGGGCGGGATGAGTTCGGTCTGAAAAGTCAGAACCTTCAAAACCAGTACGAACTCGCAAAAGCATCTGACGCCAGGGCGCAACAACTGCAGGACTACAACATGCAGATGGGGCGGGATGACCGTAGCGCTGCTGCTGCGCAGCTCAGTAGGAACAACACACTGCAGGATGCGGATCGTCAGATCGCAGCGCAGCAGCTTGTGCGGAATAATGGCATTCAGGACACTCAACTTACGAATGCCAACGCAGACCGACTGCGTGCACATGGCATTGAGGATGCAGCCATAGCCCGTGGTAATCGTCTTCAGGATGAAGATCGGGCGCATGCCAACGCAGATCGGGCTATGCGCAATCAGAATCTGGTGGAAGATCGCGCCCGTAACCAGCGCTTCCAGGACGAAGATCGGTCGTATGCCCAGACTGACAGGTTCCGCCAGCAGCAGCTCCAAGACCAAGCCATCGCCCGCAACAACCACATGCAGGACCAGCTTGCTGGCAACGTAGCTGACGACCGCTCCAGGTTCTATGCACGCCAAGGTGCGCGCGACCAGGCATCAGCGCAGAACCAGGCCGTATACCAGGACTTACTCAAACGCATGGCCCCGAACCAACAACCAGGTGGACTTCCAGCATTCCAGATGCGCAACGGTGGCGAGATTCACGCGGCCAAGGGCGGATTGTGGGGTGCCATCAAGGGTGCCGTGGGTATGGGCGAGTCAGATGACGATTTTGCCCGCCGCAAAGCCGCTGAAAGGGCCGAAGCAGAAGCCAGGCAACAGCAGCAGAACAATATGCCCGACGTGCGCCGGGGTTTGGACGGTCAGGGCGGGAACAGCGTCGATAACCGCATGAGGGCCGCAGGCGCCAAGAATGGAGGCACCCTCCAGACAGGGCACGGTGGCGTGGTCCCCGGCACAGGCAAGGGCGACAAGATTCCGGCCGAATACGAGCCAGGCGAGTTTGTTGTGAGCAACGACATGCTGGCCGCCGATCCGAGCCTTTTGCCACGGCTGCGTGAACTGCGCCAGTCGGTATTGGCGAAAAAGGGCATGACGCCGGAGCAGGCAGATGCCCAGGCCATCCACATGGACTCCGAAGGACCAGGCGATGAGCGTGGTGCCAAGGACGAGCGGGAGTCGAAGGCTGTTAAGCGTGGGTTCGGACTTCGGGCACAAAGCGGCGGTGATCTCTTTGGCCCTGATTTCTTCGGCACAGATGAAGAGAATGCCCGACTCATTGCCGCCGCGAAAGCAGAGAAGGCCGCAAAAGATGCAGAATCCAACCAGGTCCGTGTCGATGAATACGGCAATCCTGTTGTTGGGCTGGAAAAATGGCTTGGCCGCACAAGTGGTACGCGAGTTGTGGCCCCAGCATCCGATAGCGCACCACCAGATGCGCAAGACTTGGGGGCACGTGACAGGCAACGAATTGCACAACACAAGGCAGCATCGCAATCACCATCCAACGCCGCAACACAAGAAGAAATGAGAACTGCTTTCGACAGCAGGGAAACACCAACAAAACCAGCATCAAAAGACGCGCCCGCCGTGCTGCAAGGCGCAACAGGCAAAGATGTGGGATTCGGCATTACCCGCTTCAACGTTCCCGGCCAGTCACCACTGTTCACTAACATGACGGACGAGGCTGGTATGCGCAGCAACGAAGCGTTAATCAGCCGCAAGCCGCAGAGCGATACTGACCGCATCGCAGGCGACAACCTTGCCAACCGCTTCGCGCAACGCCAGGGCGCGGAAGATCGCATGGCGCAGCGCCAGGCCGAGTTGCAGGCCGAATACCAGCAGGGCCAGGTTGATAACCGGGCGATTGCCAGCAGCGAGCGGCAGCGGGAATTTCTGAACGAGCAGCGTAACCTGGAACGCAATATTCCGAACAAGGAAGAAGCCCCAGGTGTGAACGCGCGGATTGCGGCATTGAAAGCTGCAAGACTGGGAGAAGGCGCAAACTTCGGTGCGAGAGAAAATGCTCTCGCGCTGGATCAAGCCCGCAGTGCAGCAACCATCGGCGTTCATGCTGGGGACAATGCTTCAAGGGAACGGATTGCGGATAAGGAGCTGGCCGCGAAGGCTCCGGGCTATGCGCTGGATCGTGAACTCACGCAGGAGAAGATTTCCCACGAACGGGAGTTGAATGCTGCACAGAAAGGCTATGCAGGTGCGATAGCCGCAGGCAACAAGAATGCAGCAGATATGTACCGTGAACAAATCGTCGCCTTGAGCAACAAGCTATCTGACAGCAAGTTTTCTGCGATCCCTGGTAGAGTGGTTCCAGACCCTATGGGCGGTGAGCCTCATGTAATACCGCCAACGATATGGGACAGCCATAGTGGTCAGATTGTGCAACAGAAAGGTGGAGCGAATCAGGTAGCCCGGTCAATATCTCCTGGCGAGGTTGTGAACGGATTCAGGTTCAAAGGCGGAAACACAAAAGACCGGAACAACTGGGAGAAAGTTTGATGCAACAGGCTCAAAACCCATGGGAAATGGATCTCACTCAAGAGGATTCTGCACCTTGGGAGATGGACTTTGAACCTCCTAGGCCGGAGCCATCCAGCATCCTGCGCCGAGCAGGTGACGTAGGCATATCTGCGCTCAAGGGAGCCATCGGGTTGCCGGAGTCGTTTGTCGGAATGGCCGATCTTGTCAGCAATGGGCAAGTCGGAAAGGCCGTAGAGGACGCTGGTGTGCGATTCAAGGACGCCAAGGGCTACCTTGATCAGTTCTACTCACCCGAGCAGCAGCAGGCAAACCGCGAAGTGCAGGAGGCAGACGGGTTTTTGCCTACCGTTGGCGCGATGGTCCGCAACCCGTCAACAATCGTCAATGCTGCTGTCGAGTCTTCCCCGTCAGTCTTGGGTGGATGGGGTGTAAGCCGTGGGCTTATGGGTGCTGCGCCGAAGATCAGTAGTACATTGGCAGGCGCCATCGGAGAAGGTGCAACGGCAGCTGGGCAGAATGCGGAACAGGTGCGCCAGGAATCCACGGATGGGTTGCTCACGCCTGAACAGTCTGGAATCCTGGCTGCGTCTGGTGCCTTGACGGGTGCCATTGGGTACGGTGCCGGGCGACTTGCGAACCGTCTTGGCGTTGGAGACATTGACACGCTTGGCCTGCAAAGGAATGCAACAGCAGAAGTAGCACAAAAAGCAGCCGAGAAAGGCTTGTTTCGCAGGATCGGTGAAGGCGCACTCACCGAAGGCGTTCTTGAAGAACTGCCGCAGTCCTACCAGGAGCAGGTTGCGCAGAATCTGGCGCAGGATAAGCCATGGGACGAAGGTGCAGCCAAGGCAGCGGCACAAGGCATGATGGCCGGTGCCCTTATGGGCGCAGGTGCTGGGCCGTTTCATGGCGGTCAGCAGGAAGCGCCACCGCAGCAGGAAACACCACCGCCACAGATAGAGCGCACCCCGGATGAAACTGGTTACAACCAGGACGAAACAACAGCGTTGCAGCCTATTGATGCGCCAGTCACCAAATCAGAAGCAATGGGCCTGACACCCACGCCAGGACCATCGCTGACCAATGCTGCCATCACTGCGGTTGATACGGGTGCGCACGACATCGAGCTGGCACAGCAGGCCGCCCAGGTGCAGGCTGATATGGATCAGCAGCAGGACGAGAAAAGCGCTAAGGATGACGCCTCCGGGCAGGACAACCAACTTCCTTTTCAAATGGAAGATGGTGAGGCTGGCCAGTCCGCAAACACCGCGCCATCGCAGGCCGCAGCACAGCCGCCAGTCAACGCGACGGAAGATGTTTTTCCGCCAGTTCAGCAGGAAGACCAACAATCAGCCGGTGGAGCATTCGCAAGCTGGACGGATGAGCAATTGGTCAACCAATTTCGTGGTTCCAGCTCAAGGGATATTCGCAACATCCTTGCAACGGAATTACAGCGACGCCGGGAGCAAGAGGCGCAGACTACGCAACCAGTGCAGGATGTGCAAGATGAAGCCGTGCAGCCGCCGACCGAGACACAGGCTGCGTTGCCACCTGCCGCCACGCCGGCGCCGGACCAGGCCGCGCAGCAGCAGCCTGAAGCTGTGCCTGCGTATGACGAACTCTCAGACGAAGAGCGAATCTCCATTCTCCAGCAAGTTCCCGGTCTGGTCGCAAACTCAGGCGGTCTGAACGTCATCGGCAAGTCCATGCTGAACAGGCCGCTGGACCAGATGCCGCCAGCCGTGCAGCAGGCCGTAGAACAGGTGCTCACACCACAGCCGCAAGAAGATGAT